CTCCCCCCGAGACTTGATACTGGTTGGAGGTCGTCGCGGGGCAGGGAAATCTATCACCTGTGCTAACATTGCTAACAGCGTATATTCTTCAGGCAAATCAGCCCTCTATTTCACTATTGAAATGGACAGTAGAGCAATTCTGCAAAGATGTTGTTCTATTGCTACGGGCGTTCCTTTTTCTCGGCTTCGCACAAAGAACCTCAGTATAACTGAATGGGAAAAGGTCGCCGACTGGCAAGCCTCAAGATACACAGACAGTCAAGAGAGACTTGCAGAGTATCGGGAGCACCGAAACTTTGATAAGTTCCATGATAAATTAGTTAAAAGTTGTGAGCTTCTCCCAACTCAACAACTTGATGTAATTTATGATCCTTCTCTTACTCTCTCCAAGATACGAGCTGAACTTGATAAAAAAGTCAAAAGTGACATGAATGTAGGCGTCGTTATTGTCGACTACATTAATCAAGTAAAACGTTCAAGTATGCCCTCTCGGGGAGGTCAATACGATTGGACGGAACAGATAGAAGTTAGTAAAGCACTGAAGAGTATGGCACAAGAGTACGAAACCCCAGTATTCTCACCATACCAGACGGACGCTAGCGGTGAAGCTCGATTTGCTAAAGGTATCTTGGATGCTGCTGATGCAGCATATGCCATGGAGCCTTGGTCACAAGAAGATGCTTGTATTACATTTAATTGTGTAAAAATGAGAGCTGCCGCTATGCGTTCTTTTTCCTCCACCATGGACTGGGAAACACTAAAGATAGGACCAGAGACTGCACTCACGCCAAGCGAGAAAGAGGATAACGACCAGAAAACTGGCGAAGAAATTAACGACATCTAAAAATAGTTCTTGACATTTGTATGTATTTCTAGTATAATATATATTCAAAATGTGGAGGCTTTATGATTGTAAAAGGCAGTATGAGATACACAGCTAGTGGTAGAAAGAAGTCTAATAAATCATTATACCAAAATAAGCGTAAGGTACAGTATATGCAGCTTCATGCGAATGATACGCCTGTTATACGAGAGACCCCTGACTATCCGTCAGCTCCTCTCACACCTTATAAGCCCCAGCCTAGACAGGACTGGAAAGTAGAGGCTTCTTCTGAATATACCATTGCACCCGCATACAACAAAGGTGCCTACCAAGTTATAAGTAAAGATAATGTAGAGGATATTGGCAAGTAATGATGATGGCTTTCTTATTAGTAGTAATTATAGATGGAGATAAAGAGCCAACTGCGAATATGTATTTTCGTAATATAAATAGATGTAATTATTTTTCTGATAGAATTGAGCGGGGTCGATACAGTAACCGCAGATATAGAGGCACACAAGCCTTAGTAACGGCGTATTGCACGCCACGGATGGTACCAGAGGGGACACGATTTTGGGATTAGCACCTGACTTTAAGTTTACACAACAAGATTTAACTGAACTCAATGGCGATGGAAATCGTTTGCGGGGCAGGTACGGGGAAGATAACGCTCCCCCTAAAGATCCTCCTATATTTGAAGAGGAAGAAGAAGATGATGGTCAGCCTTCTCTATATGAAGAATACCAAGATGTATTTGGAGGAGATGACTCGGATCACGGAGATGAGAATCCTAGCTGGTGAATGTAGAAACTCTACTTACAGATAAAAATATTTATTTCCTCCCAAAAGGAGGAGATTTTTTAGTGCGTTGTCTAAATCCCGAACACGCAGATAAAAACCCAAGTATGAGAATAGATCAAATTACTGGGATTTTTAATTGCTTTTCGTGCGGATTTAAGGGAAATTTATTTAATTATTTTGGTGAAAGGGCAAACCAATTACAACAAAGACGGGAACTTTTTAAGAAGAAGCTTATACAAAAGCGTTCTGAGAGTGTTGGTTTGTCCTTTCCTCAAAATAGTTTACCTTTTATTGGAAACTGGCGAAATATCCGCCCAGAAACCTATAGAAAGTTTGAAGCATTTCAACACCATGATCCAGACTTTATAGGAAGAATTGTTTTTCCTATAAAGGATATATCAGGAAAAATAGTCGCGTTTCAAGGGCGTCATACAGCAGAAGGAACCCCTAAGTACAAGTTTACACCCCCTGGGGCAAAGCTTCCTTTCTTTCCAGTTGTTGAGTTCATTAAAGGCTCAGTAATATTGGTAGAAGGAATATTTGATATGATAAACCTTCATGACAAAGGACTTACCAATGCTGTGTGTTGTTTTGGAACAAATAACTATAATGAGGCAAAACTATCAATGCTTCGAGTACAAGGAGCAGAATATGTAGAAGTATTCTTTGATGGTGATGACCCAGGCCAGCAGGCCGCAGAAAAATTAGTGAGTGAATGTGAGAAAGTTGGTCTCGTAGCTCGGAATGTGTATCTTAAAAATACAGATCCAGGTGCATTAACTCAAACTTCAGTAGATAAATTAAGGAAGAAGTTATATGGCTAAAGTTGCCTTAGTAGAAACGAAACCGAGTAGGACGGATTACAGAAAAGAGTTTGGTGGTGCATTTGAGTTCGATCAATACCAACTTTGTTCTGATCCTACAATAAAAAAAGTATTAAAACGAGATTGTGATATTGATATTGATGAAAAACTATATGACTGGATTGTATTAGTTGGTAGTGAGGCTTTGAAGTATTTTACAAAGATTAACTCAGTAACAGAATACTCTGGAAAGAAAGTAGAAGAAAAATTCTTGCCAGTTATTAATCCCGCTATGCTTACCTTTAAACCGGAAGCTAGAAAGACATGGGATGAATCTAAACAGAGCATCATTAAGTATATTAGTGGTGAAATTGAGGAGGTGATTATAGATGAAAAGATTGCATTCGGTATTGAAGACACAAGAGACTGTAACGATTTCATTCGAGCAGCCATTGAACACGATGGGACTTTTATTGCTCTTGATAGTGAAACAACTGGGTTGTACCCTCGCGATGGGCATATACTTGGTATATCACTTTGTTATGACGGCCACAGAGGAGCGTATATCTCTACAGATTGCTTTGATGAAGAAACTGAAGGACTACTTCAGAGGTTATTCGATAAGAAGCGAGTAGTATTTCATAATGCTAAATTTGATATGGCGTTTTTTGAGTACCATTTTAATTTTAAGTTCGATAGAATTGAAGATACAATGTTGTTATCGTATCTCATCAATGAAAATCCAGGTAACCATGGCCTAAAAACATTAGCTATTAGATATACCCCTTATGGGGATTATGAAAAGCCGATGTATGATTGGATGGATAATTACCGAAAAGAAAACGGAATTTTAAAAGGAGATTTCCAGTGGGGATCTATTCCTTTTGATGTAATGAAAACATATGCAGCAATGGATGCATTATGTACTTATCTTATTTATGATAAGTTTAAGAAAATCAAAGAGAACGGTAAATTAAAGTGGGTATACGATAATATCCTAATCCCTGGCACTAGATTTTTAATGGATGCACAGGACAATGGTGTTCCTTTTGATAAAACAAGACTATATAAATCACAAGAGCTTATGCAGACTCAGATAGATGAAGCAGTTGCTAAGCTATATGAGAACCCAGCAATAGGAAAGTGGGAGAGTATTAATGATAAAGATTTTAACCCTAATTCTACTGTGCAGCTTCGTTCCCTTCTTTTTGACCACTTGGGTTTGCAACCTACTGGAAAGAAAACAGGAACGGGAGCGAATTCTACGGATGCAGAAGTACTCGGAGAGCTCAGTAGTCAATCCGAAGTTCCTGGACTTATCCTTGACATACGTCAACGATCCAAAATTAAAAATACTTATTTGGATAAAATCATACCGCAGTTGGATCGAGATAGCAGACTCCGCACATCGTTTAACCTTCATGGGACTACTAGCGGTAGGCTTAGCTCTAGTGGTAAGCTTAATATGCAACAGCTTCCTAGGGATAACCCAGCTGTAAAAGGATGTATTAAAGCGGCAGACGGACACAAGATTGTTGCAATGGACTTAACCACAGCAGAAGTATATGTAGCTGCAGTTCTTGCAAAAGATAAAGCTCTTATGGATGTATTTAAGTCCGGAGGAAATTTTCATAGTAGTATTGCTAAAACAGTTTTTAAATTAGACTGTGCGGTAGAGGATGTAGCAGAATTCTATACTACTTCACGACAAGCAGCCAAAGCTGTTACCTTTGGTATAATGTATGGAGCAGGTCCTAAGAAGATTAGTGAACAAGTTACTAAAGATTCTGGAACCTACTTCAGTCAACAAGAAGCAAAAGAGGTTATTGATGATTATTTTAAATCTTTTCATGCTCTTAAAAAATGGATTGACACGAGCCATAGATTTATTGAGCAAAACGGATTCGTCTACAGCTTCTTTGGAAGGAAAAGGAGATTACCAAATGTCAAATCTTCAGACGCAGGTATCAAGAGCCATAGCATTAGGTCTGGTCTTAACTTTTTGGTGCAGTCTGCTGCTAGTGATATTAACCTTCTTGGGGCTGTAGATATGCACGCAGATATACAGGCATCTAAGATGAAGGCTCGTATATTTGCATTAGTACACGACTCAATTCTTGCAGAAGTGCCAGAAGAAGAAATAGATACATATAGTGAAAAACTTAAGTATTGGATACAGTTAGATAGAGGAATAACTATTCCAGGAGCCCCCGTTGGATGTGACTTCGATGTAGGAGAGGACTACTCAATGGGTAAATTTGAGAAACAATATGGCTTACTCTGATAAGGTATTAGAACATTATGAAAGACCCAGAAACGTTGGAAGATTATCTGAAAGTGATAGATCCGTGGGTACAGGTATGGTTGGAGCACCTGCTTGTGGAGACGTTATGCGATTACAAATTAA